TTGAAGATCTTCTTTACACCCTGCCAAGCCTTTTTCCAATTGCCTGTGAAAATGCTCTTGACGAACATTATAATGCCGTTGAGAATGGTCTTTACGCCTCCGAAAGCGTCTGAAAATGTCTTTTTGAACCACTTGCCTATGCCTTTGAAAACGCCCTTGACAGCGTTAAGAAGCTTTGTGAATATTTCCTTTATCTTTGCAATACCCTCAGATACGGCATTATACAGACCTTGTATGATATATCCGCCCATTTCAGCCATGACCTTACTAGGGCTGTGAATACCAAAACAGTTCTTGAAGCCCTCAATAAATGGTGTAAGAACATGGTCATAAAGCCAAGTGCCTATGCCCTTGAAAGCGTCAACGATACCTGTGAAAAGCCCCTCAATGATATTACCGCCACAGTCCTTAATTTTCTCCGTAAAGTAGTCACGGATACTGAAAACAGCGTCCTTGATAAAGCCCCACAGCACTGATACCGCACCGCCTATAGCTGAGCCTATCGTCTTGAAAAGCTTTGTGGCAATGCCGCTCCAATCTATTGTAGAAATGAACGTCCACAGCTTTTCACCTATGCCCTGCCAGTTTACAGTTTGCAGGAAGTTTATTGCCGTATCAAGCAGACCTTTCACACCCTCAGAGATAGTCGTTCCTGCCTTGCCCCAATCAATCTCATCAAACCAGCCGTTCACAGAAGTGCCTATGGACGAGCCAAAGCCCGACCAATTAAAGGTGGTAACGAACGAATAAAGATAGTCGATGATAGCTTGCCATTTTGAAGCAAGGGTCTTGCCGATAAGCGACCAATTCGTTTTCTTTATACCGCCGTTAAGAAAATTAGCCGTACCCTTGCCGAAGCCTGCCCAATCAAACTTCTTCATAAAGCGGTATCCTGCGCCAAAAATAGTGTTTATACCGCCGCCGAAGCTGTCACCAAGTCCTGTCCAATCAACGCCGTTTATAAAGCTGTTCAGACCGTCTGTAAGCTTATCCACAAAGCCATTCAGCTTTTTCTGAATACCGTCCCAGTTGATGTATGCGAAAGCTCCGTTGACCTTTTCAGCCACAAGAGAGCCTACTCCTGCCCAGTCACCCGACTTAATGGCGTCTTTCATACGCTCCGCCCAATCAGGAAGCTGAACGTTGTCGCCGTTTATGGCTGAGTAATCAATGCCGCCCTCTGAACTGTCTGTATCGGACTTGCTCTGATCCGGTGCAACTCTTACAACGTCAAAGTCTGCAAGGTAAGTGTCCTGAGTTTTCTTTATCTTCTCCGCTGACTTCTGAGCCTGCTTTGTCGCCTGCAAGGACTTCTGATAGGTGGTGCCGAAAAGCTCAGAGATAAACGCCGCCACAGTTTTTGTCGCCGTCGCTACGCCCGTCATAAGCGTATTGAGATACGGCATTACTGTGTTCATTATCGGTGTGAAAGCTATGGTGAGGTTTGCTTTTATTTCGTTTAAGGACTTGGCAAATTCTTCGTTGCCTGAAACAGCGTTTGCAACAGCGGAACGTATTCCTTTCAGCAAAACAAGCACGCCTGCCATTAAGAACACTCTTTTTGCCGCAGATTTGAGCGAATGTGTAAACTTGCTCAGCGGTTGTGAAGTGCTGTCGATAGTTGTTTTAAGCCTGCTGAATTTGGATTTAACTGCGTCAACAGCCTTCGAGCCTGCCGAACGCATTGTCTTGAAAGCTCCCACAAGTGTAGTCTTTATGGTTTTGCCTGCAAATGAAGCGACTTTTTTTAGTTTCTCAATAGCAGTTGTCCCTGTTTTTCCGCAGTTGCTAAATGTTTCCTCATATTCGCTAAGTTTTGTTTGAGTTTTATCTATAACTCCCTGCTGACTTATAAGCTTACTTTCAACGCCATTAAGTTCTGAAACTATCTTTGCAGCTTCTTCGTCTGAACTAGCGTTTGCAAGAGCAGCTTGTAGCTCTTTATACTTAGCCTGCAACAGGCTCATTTTTTCTGTTGCATTTTCGAGTTGGAGATTAAGCCTTTCAAATTCACTTTCAGGTATTTCAAAATCACCAAAGCTCTCTGTCGCTGTTTTAGCCGCCTCGTCAGCTTTTGCCGTAATTTGCTGAGCGATATCATCAACCTCAGCCTCTATCTTATCAGGGTCATACTCAGGATTGTAATGTATCTGCACAACTTTAGGCTTGATGTTTTCGATTTGATCGGTGGTGTTTTTTATATGCTCATTGGCTTTATCAATTTCAGACACCACCTTTGCAGTAGCCTCCTGCATACTCTTCTGAGCGATCTCCGACGCACTGCCAAAGCCCTCGTCTATGGCTTTAGTGGTCTTATCCATAGCGTTCTCAACAGCTTTCTCTGCCTGCTCTACTGGCTTTGAAAAGCCGTTCTGTATGCTTGCAGATATCTTGTCAAGCTGCTCCTGCACCTTGTTTTTTATCACAAGGTCAAGAGATATAACACCAACGCTTGCTCCGTCTGCCATTACTTATCACCTGCCTTTCCGAACATTCCCTTGAACAGCCTTTCAAAGTATCTCGCAGTTTCAAGCTTGTCCTGCTCTGTGAACGTTTCTCTTGCTTTCTGACTTCTGAACGCCGTCCATTCTGAGCGTATCTGCTTTTCATACCTGTCGAAATTCTTTATGATATCCTTGTTGTCCTCGCTCCTGATACGAACTATCTGACCCAGCGGCGTATCGTGCATAAGCCCTGCAACGAGCCTGTACCAATCGCTGTAATGCAGATTTTCCTGCTCTGAGGGCAGGATATTGTACTGCTTTGCAATGGATTGTATGATAAGCTCTCGGTCATAATCAAGATCGTACCAGCTTTCTTCAAGCTTACTCTGCGTTTTCCTGCGGAAATCGAGCCTCTGTCTTTTCTGCGTCCTCGCCTGTTACCGCTGAGATAACAAGAGTGAAAAGCTGCTGATATGCTGCCCAAGGCATATTCATTGCCTCTATTTCCTTGTAGTCCTTTGGTGCAAACGCAAGCTTGAAAACCTCGTCTATCATATCAAGGTCTTTCTTTTCAGCGTTCTTGTCGCAGATGTCAAGTATCTTCTTGACAGTTTTCTGCCTGTCGTCCACAGGGTAGACCTTGTCGCCTACTCTTATCTCAGGTGTGCCTGTAAGAAGCTTGCTGTCGAGTGTATACATCTTTGCCATAGTTATTATCCTTTCTGATATATAAAATTAGGAGAGCGCTTTGAACGCTCCCCTGTTTTGTCTGTGCTCTTACGCTGTCGCCTCTGTAAACTCAGGCTTGCCGTCGGAAGCAAAGTCGAACGCAAGCGGTGCGACTGCCGTTGAATCTCCGCCGCCCCATTCTGTTACGCTGACAACGCCCTTGATAACAAGCTTTGCTCCGCTTGGGAAGTTCCACACAAGGGTTGTGGTCGCCGCAGCACCTGTTTTGAGTGCAAGGCTCTCAATGTAGTCATTGCCTGCGTCACCGACGTTTCTCTTGCCTGAGATACTGATAGTGATAGACTTACCAGTGAGCAGACGTCTTGTCCAGCCCTGCTGATCAAAAGGCTTCCACTCCTCGATATTGCCGTCAATGGATACTGAAAAGCTCTCCATATCGGCAATAGTCACAAGATTGCTCTCTGTCGAGCCGTCGCCGCCTGTCTTGTCTATCTTGAACTGGTTTTCATATACGGGATAAACTCCTGTTGTGTTTGCCATACTCATTCATTCCTTTCGTAATATACTGTTGCCTCGATAACATATTCACACACGCCTCGCTCGTCCCTGCCAACAGAAACAGGCTCTTTGCATTCGAGATACTTTACCGTAAATCCGTCACCCTTATACTGACGTATATCGGATAGGATATCAAGAACGCTCTGAGCCTTTATCTCTGCCTGCGTGGGAGTATCAGTCCAATGAATAAGCACCGAGATATGTTTTTCAAGTGTTTTTGTGCAGGCTTTTCCGCCTATGCAGATACGCTGTGGCTTTGAAGTCTTTGCGTTGTACACTCCTACGCACTTGTCAAGGTTGCCGTCAATAGTGCCTGCATACACGTCCTGCAAGTCAAGGATATCGCTCAGCATATCCGCTATGTTAAGTAAAGTCATATGCCTGTCCTCTTTTTGAACTCTGCCACAAACTCATTCTTGGCAAGGTCCTTTTTACCGCCTGTGATATATGGTTCAAGCCAAGCCGCACCTGCGTTAGGGTTATTGCCTTTCTGAAAATGATACTCAGGGTGATAGTACAAACGTCTTGCCTGCGGAGACCCTGTCACAAGACTTGCACCGCTTTCGTCAGCGTGGACAAAGGTCTGATTATTCTGCATATCGCCTGTATCAAACGGCATTGTCTGAGCACTTACAAGGTCTGCCCTCACCTGCTCCATAGCCACCTCAGCGGACTTCACAGCGGCGTCCTCGATAGCTTTTATTGCCTGCACATCAAGCTTTATTTCAATGCCCACTATATCAGCTCCAATCTTGTGTAATTCACCCTGCCGTCAGGGTCTTTGGCTTTCTCAGAACCATATATCTTGTACGTCCTGCCACCTATGACCGCATAGCCCTCTACAACGGCGTTATCAGGGGCGATATCTCCGCAGAAAAGAGCCTCGCCTGACAAGGTTATAAGCTGTTTCTCTGCGGATAATTTCTGCCTTGACTTCTCAGAGTGAAAGCATTTGCCCTCAAATATGACCGTCTGCTTCTTTGAGCCGTCACGATTAAGTCCGTCCGTTCGATAGACCTTGCAGGGCGTTTTGCATACCCTTTCAGGTACAAGCTGAGGAAACTTCATCACATCAGCCCCCTGTAACATAGTCCTGTCTGCATAAGCACATTGTAGACCTGACGTGTTGTGATAACGCCGTCAAGAGATACCACCTTTGACTTATCGAATGACATTGAAACTCCGCTTATGCTGTAAGCGCTCAGAGGGCTTTCTAACAGCTCCGAATTGTCATAGATGAATTTCATCTGCAAGGCTGTGGAACGCTTTATACGCTCTCTCTGAAAGTCTGTAAAGCTGTCAATGCCCTCTGCTGTTATGCGGTTGAAAGTCAGCGTGTCGATATCGCTTTCTGCTCTTTGCCGAATAGCCGAGAACTGTTCTTCGGAGATATCACACTCAGGACAGATATTGCAAAACTCAGTAGGGGTGAGGTACATATCCCTCACCCCTTACTCGCTGTACTCTGCTGTGTCAACGTCAGCGTAAATGCTGTCTATCTTTCCGTCCTTGCCGTTCGGGAAAGTGAAAACATCTGAGAACGCTCTGTTCTGATAGAGCCAGCCGTCACCCTCTGTGTGTCCGCCCGGAGCAAAGCTGTAAATGCTGTTGATCTTAGGCACTATCTTTGTGGTCTCAGGTGTTGCGATAAGCACGTTGATCTTATGTGAGCCTGCGACCTTTTCATAGTATGTATCAAGTGCAGACTTGCTAGGTGTGCCTGATACCTTAGTGTAAGAGCCGCTTGATTCGGTGTAATACTCCTTGCCGCTCACGATATCGGTATCAGCGGTCTTTAAATATCTTGCAGCGCAAGGCTCAAAGCCGCCGTCCTCAGGGTCAAAGTTGAAGCGGTCATAGAAACGCTCATCATCAATGACCTCCATGATAGGCACACCGTCAATGTCGGTCACTCTTGTTCTAAGACCAAGTCCTCCCTCTGCGATCTGTGTCATTTCTATCTTTCGCGTGAACTTGTCAGACTGCTCCAGCAGGTCCATAATTGTGGAAGTCACATACATAATGAGCGAGCCGTTAGACTTGTATCTTCTCAGCTTGCCTGCTGAAAGAAAGCCTTTGAGCTTGTCGAACACGTTACCCTTTGTGTATGATGAAGCGGCTGTTGATGAGTGATAGCCCTCAAGCTCTGCCGCTCTCTGAGCTGTCTTTGAGAAGAACAGAGCGTCCGTTTCTGGAGCAGACTGTGTTTTCTCGAATACCTCTGAGATCTTCTTGATAGACGCTGATGAGTTCGTTTCGTCAACGTCAGCCTTATCCACAAGAAACTCAACGTCACGATCGTGTGTGAGTGTGAAAGGCACGTCCGTCTGAACATACTTACCTGTGTTCCAGCCGCCGTTTCTGTTGTGGCTCTTGTAGCCTGATGTTGACATCTGTGTGAAGTGGAAAGTCTTTGCGTCAAGCCACCTAACGTTCTGTGTGATGAACGGGCTTGACAGTGTTTCCTGGATCCTTATCTCCAAAAGTTCGGGATTCCATACTTCTGCATAATTAAGATTTGGCATGATTCATTCCTCCTGTTTTTACTTGAATTTGTTCCAGCGTTTCTGCGCTGTTGGTTTGCTCTGTGGCTTCTTTTCATCAGTATCCGAAGATCCTGCACCGACCTTGAAACCGCCCTGTTTTTTGCCGTCGGACTTTTTGCCAC